TCAAGGCCGATCGCGTCGAGTTCCTCCAGGGGCGCTACCACTACTGACGGTACGTTCGGCCGCCACCTCGTCGAAGGTCCGACCGCTGCCCTCCAGCACCGGCACCGTGCTCGGGTGGTGCTGCAGCCAGCGGCGCAGCGCGACGTCGACGTACTCGGGCGCGAGCTCGATGGCGCGGACCCTGCGGTCGGTGAGTTGCCCGGCCAGCAGCGTGGTGCCGCCGCCGGAGAACGGCTCGAAGACGATCTCGCCCACGTCGGTGTAGGCCTCGATGAAGAACTTCGGCAGGCCCAGCGGGAATACGGCCGGATGGTCGATACCATCACCGATGCGGCCGCGCTGACGCGTCACCTCGACGACCGAGTCTGGGATGCGGAACTCCTGCGTGGGCTGTCCGGCATGGTTCCAGGCGCCGACCTTGCCGTCCTTGCCGCGCATCGCGGTGGACGAACCGTCGGCGCGCAGGTGCGTCTCGTGCCCGGCCCACTTGCAGGGCACGATCTTGTTCGGCTTGCGCGAGCGTCGGTTGAAGTGGAAGACGAACTCGTGCCGGGGCGCCAGCCGCCCGGCCCAGTCGCCGGGCACGGTCACCGACTGGTCCCACACGTACCAGCCAAAGCGCCGCCAGCCTTGAGTGCGCATCCATGCGATCCAGCCGTCCCAGTACGGCTGCCACTCGCCGTCGCGATGGACCAGGCCGAGGTTGACCAGGATTTGCGCGTCCTCGTGCAGCGCGCTGCGGGCGGCGCCGAACACGCCCTGCATGAGCGCGTTCCAGTCAACGATCCCGCCGGTGGTGTAGTCGCGCTGGTTCGCGTAGGGCGGGCTGGTAAAGAGCAGGTGAGCGCGCTCGCCCTCGAGGAGGCGCGCGACGGCGGCCGCGTCGCTGCTGTCGGCGCAGAGCAGCCGGTGTTCGCCCAGCAGCCACAAGTCGCCGGGCCGCGTGACCGCAACCGTGGGCGGCGTGACGTCGTCCTCGTCCGCGTCGCCTTCCGGCGCACGCTCGTCCTCATCGGCGGACGGTTCCGTCTCCTCGATGGCGTCGAGCAGGCCTTCGATCTCGGAGGCAGAGAAGCCGGTCAGATCCAGGTCGTAGCCCGCGTCGGCCAGTTCGGCGAACTCCAGCGCGAGCATCGCCTCGTCCCAGCCGGCATCGAGTGCGAGCCGGTTGTCGGCGATCACGTAGGCGCGCTTCTGCGCGGGCGTCAGGTGCGCGAGCTCGATCACCGGCACTTCGGTGAGCCCCAGCTTGCGTGCGGCCAGCAGCCGGCCGTGACCGGCGATCACACCGTGCTCGCCATCGACCAGGATCGGGTTGGTCCAGCCGAACTCGGCGATGCTGGCGGCGATGCGCGCGATCTGCTCGTCGCTGTGCGTGCGCGGATTGCGGGCGTAGGGGATCAGCGTCTCGACCTTGCGGTACGTGACGGCGAGCGTGTCCAGAATCGGTGCCTCGGAAACGAAGAAGCCCGCCGACGGCGGACCGTGGGCGGGCTGGGAGTGTCGGGGAGAAGGTCTCGGGCTGGAGGGCTGCAAACCGCAAACCCTGCAAACCTCGGTTTGCACCCTGACGCTATCGAAGCGCCGCGCTCGTGCCCCCCGCATGGCTCGGTGCCCAGGAAGGACCCGTGCTGCCGTAGAAGTCACCCGGTCGGTCACTTCTGTCCTGAGCGTAGCGGGAATACTAGCGCTGGGCGGGCCGTTTTGTTGCAGACCATCAGGGGCGGCAAAAGGACAATCGGCCAAGAACGGGGACAGTTGCGGCAGGCATTACCCTGCCTGACCCATCGCTTTGGCCCCGGTTGGCTTTGTGCGCCCGTTGAGGTTGAACGCCACAACCTCCAGTGCTTTCTGCCACCGCCGCCACGCCGTGGTCCGGTCGCAGCCGAAGCGGGCGCAGATGTCGCGCCAGCGGTGGCGCTCGGCGCGCATCCACACGAGATGCCGTTCCTCTTCCTCCAGCCACAAGACCCAGCGCATGGTCTCGAGCATGCGCTCGATGGCCTCGGGGCTGGGTGGGAAGCGCCGGATCGTCGGCTCAGCCCCCAGCGTCTCCCAGGGCATGCGCCGGATCGCGGGCCAGGTGTTGAAGTAGCCCTGCACGCGCACGGACGGCAAGCGGTGGGCGGTGATGGCCGCCTCCCGGAAGCGTTCGGCCACCCGCTCGACGGTCCACTCAGCCATGGCGCGCCTCCCGTGCACCGTAGAGCCGCTCGCCGATTCGGCGGATCAGCTCGCGTTCCATCCAGTCGAGCCGGTCGTCGTCGAGGCAGACGACGAGCAGGCGCTGCTCGCGCCAGCCGCGGCGTTTGACGGCCTCCACGTCCATCGGCTCGGGCTGCAGGCGCCCCAGCGGGCAGCGGTAGCGAGGGGTCGGGATGTCCATCTCACGCCTCCTGCGCCGCGTCGTGGAGCGGGAGGGCCCAGTGCAACAGCGCCAAGGCGTCGGCCTCGTTGTCGTCCGCCGGGGCGTGACCCCGGCGACGCACGGCCGCCATCACCGCGTCCTTACCGGCGCGGCCAGAGCCGGTGGCGTGCTTCTTGATCGTGCCCACCGGCACGCCCTGGTAGGGAATGCCGTGGTGCTCGCACCAGGCCGTGAGCGTGGCGAGGAACCCGCCGTAGGCGTGGGCCGCATCGGTCGAGACGTGGCGGCGCACTTCCTCGAAGACCAGCGCGTCGATCCCCTCGGCGTGGGCCTTGAGTTCGGTGAGCCAGCCCTTGAAGCGCAGGAAACGCATGCCGCCGCCTTCGAAGCGTCGGGGCTTGAAGGATTCGGTGCCGCTGGTGATTCGGCCCGTGCGGTCGCGCAGCGCCCAGCCGGTGGTGGTGCCCAGGTCCAGGGCCAGGATCGTGGTGTGCATGGTGTCAGTCCTCGTTCGGTGGGGACTGACGCATCCGACGCACGATATCGATTACTCCCGTGAGGCGCGCGCACGCGCACGCGCGTAGAGACTTACGATGTACAGCGTCAGATGCGTCAGTCCGGCAGGGGGTCATGGGTGTTCAGTCGTCGGCATAGGGGGTGTAGGCGGGCTGCGTCGGGTGCTTGAGGCCCACGCCACGAAAGCCCCGGATGCCGGCGGCGTTGCGCCACTTCTCGACGCCGCGGGTGATCAAGAGGTCGGAGAAGCGGCGCTGTGAGCCGACGAACTCGCCGGCGGCCTCCGCCCACTGCTTCCAGTCGGTGAACAGTTCGGCGGTCAGTGACTTGGCATTGGCCTCGCGCACGCAGCGCTCCTCCAGCCAGCGGCCCAGCGCGTCCTCGGCTTCGAAGTACTCCTCGGTGGCGGCCACGACCTGCGGCGGCGGATCGAGCCGGCCCAGGCGCTGCCAGGCCAGGCACCCTTCCAATGCCCAGGCCAGGATGCCGTCTCGCTCGGCCAGGAGCTTGTGCTGCAGATGCTTGTCCCGCCGCTCGGGCGGCACGGTGATCGTGAAGGGGATCAGGTGCAGCCGCCGCTTCATCGCCTCGTCGATGTTGCGGATGGCGGGCTTGTGGTTGCCGGCGACGAAAAGCTTGAACTGCGGCCAGAACTCGAAGAAGTCCTGCCGCATGAAGCGCGCGGAGATCTTGTCGCCGCCCGTGAGGCTCTTGACCTTGGATTCGGCCCAGCGCCGCCCTTGCTCGGTCTCGATGGAGGAGACGAAGCGCGCCCCGCGCAGGCCCGCCATGTCGGTTGGATGCCGGTCGCTGCGCGTCTCCATGAAGGTGTCCATCGGCGCGCTGGCGGCGTAGTCGCCGAGGATCGTGGCCAGGGTGTTCACGAACACCGACTTGCCGTTGGCGCCGGTGCCGTAGAGGAAGAACAGCGCATGCTCCCGGGTCGAGCCGGTCAAGCAGTAGCCGCTGACGCGCTGCAAATAGGCTTGCAGGTCCGCGTCGCCGCCGGTGACTTCGGCAAGGAAGCGCCGCCAGGTCGGGCAGTCGCCGGCCGGCGTGGCGGTGGTGATCTTGGTCATGCGGTCGGCGCGGTCGTGTGCGCGCAGGCGCCCCGTCCTGAGGTCGACCACGCCGCCTGGGGTGTTGAGCAGCCAGGGATCGGCGTCCCACTCGGCGGTGGTCGCGGCATGACGTCGGTCTGCGCGAGCCAGGCGTTCGACGCCGCCGACGGTGCCGGAGGTGGCCAGCTTGGCCGCCAGCTTCGGGTTGTCGGCCTGGAGGGCCGCGTGTCGGCAGACACCGCGGATCAAGTCGGTGGCCGCCAGCGTTTCCTCGTTGCGCCAACGCCGGCCATCCCACACCAACCAGCGGCCCCAGGCCGCCACGTAGCGCCAGTCGCGGTGGTAGCGCCGGGTGAAGGCCAGCGCCAGGGCATCTTCGGTGCCCCACACCGATTCGTCCGCGCCGATCACCGGCTCGCCGGGGTCCGCAATGTCATGCACCTGCACACGCGGGCCGTGGGCGAGGAAGGCCGCGACGTCGAAGCCCTCGGCCACGGCATCGGCCGCATCCCAGCCCTCGGCGGCTTCCTCGGGTGGGTAGAGGATGTGGCAGGACTTCGCGCCGGCGGACAGGATGGCCTGAGCCGCTTGCACGGCGTACTCCCAGCCCGGCTTGTCGCGGTCGGGCCAGATCAGCACGGCCTTGCCCGCCAGCGGCGACCAGTCGGTCTTGTCCACGGGCGCATTCGCCCCGTGCATCGCGGTGGTGGCCACGATCCCGAGCTCGATCAAGGCCTGGGCGCACTTCTCGCCCTCGACCAGCACGACCTGGGCGGCGTTGTGGATCCCCGGCTGGTTGTAGAGCGGCCGCGGCTCGGGCGGAGCCATCTTGCGGCGGCGCGCGTCCCAGGGCCGGAATTCCTTCTTGCGCCCGGGCGGGTCGTAGCGGTAGACCACGGCGATGAGGCGCCCTTGTGCGTCGAGGTAGTCCCACTTGGCGGTGGCCGGGCCGAGGTCGTCGACCGGGGTCTCCTTGGCTGCCTTGCGCGCCGGGGCCGTGGGGGCACGGCCGACGAGGTCCTCGGCCAGGTCGAGGACGCGGGCGAAGTCGCCGTGCACGTCCACGCCGAAGTGGGCGCCGATCAGGTGGAACACATCGCCGCCGGAGCCTTCGGCGCGGTCGGTCCACAGTCCCGCCTTGTCCCCAATGAGCACGACTTCCAGGCTGTCGCCCGGGCTGCCGAGCACGTCGCCGATGACGAACTTGCCGCGGCGCTTCTTTCCAGCGGGAAACAGGCTGAACAGCACCGACTCCAGCCTCGCGAGCAGCGCGGCGCGCACGGCCTCGCGGCGTTCGGACGCCGGGATCTCGGGCGCGGGTGCGGTGTCATTGAAGTCCAGCATCCGACTCCTCCTCGTGCCCTGCGTCGGCCGTGAGCAGGGCTTGACGTTCCTCCATCCACGCCATCAGTTCGGAGAGCTTGAAACGCAGCAGCTTGCCCACCCGGTAGTGCGGCAGGCGCAGACGTCGGCGCTCCTTCGCGTGCGTGAGCCAGTAGTGCGGCAGATTGAGCGCCAGTGCCGCCTCGCGTGCGTCGATCAGGCGCTCCCCGAGCACCGGGTGCAGCGGTGTCTCGTTCATGCCGCGGCCCTCCAGCACCGGTCCTGCCACGGACACATCCGGCACTCGACATGGGTGGGATCGGAGAACGAGCGCGGCAGCAGTTCGCCCGCCTCGGTGGCCGTGATGACCTTCACGGCCCGGTCGGACATGCGCTGCGCCAACGCCGCATCGAACGGCACCCACTCGGCGTGGATCTCCATGGTGTCGGCGTTCACCGCCGTGAACAGGGCCGGGTGCGCGTGCAGTTCGAGATAGGCCTGGTAGAGCGCGACCTGGGCGGCGTAGACGGGCTTGGCGACCGCGAGGCGATGTCTCTCCAACTCGCGCCACGATTTGGCGCCCAGGCACTTGTTCTCCCACAGCGCGGGATAGCCGGCCCCAAAGCCGAGGTCGGGCCCGGCGACGAGCACGCCATCGACGTGGCCCTGCAGGCGCCCGTCCAGCGCCGAGAAGCCGAATTGCTCTCCCGCGTCGTTACGCGTGCGCAGATCGAAGCCCGCGGCACGCAGCCATCCGACCATGCAGTCCTCGATCACGTGGCCGCGCTCGAAGACGCGCAGCAGGCGGCCGTCGGTCTCGCGACCCGGATCGACCGGGGCGTCGGCGACCTCGTACTGCAGCGCGCGCTCGCAGGCGGCCCCGAGGCGCGAGGCGCCCAGGTAGGTGCGGCGAGGCTGCGCCGCGCGAGACTGCTGCATCCCGGCATCGATCAGCGCCGTGAGCTGACCCGACAGGCTCTTGGAGGCGTTGAAGTCCATCATCGCCGCGCCTCCTTGGGTGCTGCCGTGCGTGCCGTCTGCGCTTGAGCCTTCGGCTCCTCCCACGGCAGATCGTCCTCGAGGTCGGCGAAGGGGTCGGACACCGGGTCTTTCAAGCCCCGCACCGGCGGATACTTGGTCGCCTCGTGGTGCTCGACCATCGCCTCCGTGTAGCAGGTGACGATGGCGTCGATCACCTGGAGCGCCTCGGCCTCGGAATACTCGCCCAGCGGCTTGGCAAAGCCGATCTCGCCCGCGACCTCGCCGAAGGCCTTGAGGCACTTCTTCATCGCGGCCAGTTCGACGTCAGACGGGTCGATCATGGCCACCTCCGTCTTGGGCGTGCGTCCTTCCTGCACCCGCAGCCACTGACCGTAGAGCGCGTGAAACGCCTCCTGGCAACGCCGCGAGCAGAACACCCAGTCGATCGGATAGCGCCGGGCATCGCCCACCGGATGCCGAAGGTCCGAGTGGCCGTAGCCGCGCGCCTGTCGTTTGCAGACCCAACACTTCACTGACCCTCCTCTCACTGCGCCCAGGCCGGTTTGCCCGGCACGGCGGGGCGTTGCGGGGCGGGCGGCGTGGGGATCGCACGGGGCGGGGCGACCGCCGCCGGGGCGCCACCGTTGCCGGTACCGGGGGCCTTCGGCGGCACGCCCATCAGGCGGACGTAGTCCGGGTGGTCGGGCTCGACGGCGTTTCGGATGACGTTCTTCAACTCGCCGCGACCGTCCTTCTCGACGTCGATGCGGGCGAGGAACTCGATGCCATCGAGTTCGTGGAAGCCCTGGATGCGCCGCGCGGCGGCGGCCTGCGGGCTCATGTCCTGCGGATGGACATTGCGGGCGGAATTGAGCACGGCGCGCACGAAGCTGCGCCCCATCTGGCCCCAGGCCGGGCCCTTCGGGGAGTGCAGGCCGATGTTGCTCCAGAGCTTTCGCTTCGCGTACTCGCCCTCCAGCACCACGAACTCGGCCGCCAGATACACCGAGCCGGTCTCAAAGCTCTGCGTGGCGTAGCCGCCGGTCCACCCCTGGGCCGGGTCGTCGTAGCCCCCGGGCTTGAGGGTCATGCGCACGCGGGCGAGCGTGCCCTTGGGGATGAGGTCGAAACTGGGCTGCTGCTGCGCGTCGTTGAAATCGCACCAATCGGTCATGGCTTACTCCTTGGATGTCGGGATTCGAGTGGCGGCGGCGCACTTGTCGATCAGCGCGCGCAGGTTCGGCGGCTCCAGCAACTCGAGCTGGCCGCTGCGGTCCTTGGCCGGATAGCCGTAGGGGTTGACGGTGTGGGTGACGAAGGCGCGGTAGGACGAGCCGTCCTCCGCCTTGATCTCGGCCAAGGTGACCACCTCGTCGACGATGCCGGGCAGTTCCGCGGCGGTCTTGGCGCCCTCGATCTGCGGCACGAAGACCTTGCGGTTGAAGTCGTCCAGGCGCTCGTCGAGGATGGCGACGAACACGACGTGCTTGCCGCGCGCGTGCTGCAGATGGGTCAGCGCCCCGATGAGTTCCGAGCCGAGCAGGCCGTAGGCGCCCCGGGTGTCGGGCTTGCCAGTGCGCTCGCTGTAGGCTTGCGGCTGGGTCTTGGCCCAGATCAGGGCGAGGCGCGCGAGCACGGTGATCGAGTCGACGAAGTAGGTGTCGTACTTGGCGAGTTGACCGGGATCGCCGTAGCGCTCGCACACGTGCCGGTAGTGCGCCTCGGAGAACGGCGCATCCGCAGGCAGCGCCGGGTTCGGGCCGGCCAGGAACACCACGAGATCGCGGAACTCCGGCCAGGTGGTCGGGCGCACGCAGTCGCCGCGCCAGTCCTTGACGGCCAAGTCGCCAGCCTCGAGGTCGACGAACAGGGTCGAGGCTTCGGGCAGGGTCTTCAACTGGCTGGTCTTGCCGATGCCGCTCTTGCCCAGCAGCACGAGCTTGACGCCCTGCTTCTCGGCGAGGCGCTCATCGGCGGTGATGATGGGAAGGGCCATCACGCCACCTCCTTCAGCCGCTCGGCCACCAGAGGGTTCCAGAGGATCTGGTAGCCGCTGTGCCCGTTGCGGGAGTACGGCATCGCCTCGGCCCAGGCCTCGCCGGCCTCGGTCAGTTCCCACTCGTCGCGTTCGTTGCGCAACTGCAGGCCGTGCGCGGCCAGACGCTGGTTGGTGGCCTTGGCCGACAGGCCGAGCAGCCTGCCGAGCTGGGTGGCGTTGAGCGAGCAGATCGCCTCGTTCGCGGCAGTGTCCCTGGCAGGAAGGGCGCGGCGCAGCGTCTCGACCGCCAAGCCCGTGTTCTCCTGGATGCAGGTGAGCGTGGCCGCCATCGCGATGCCGGGTTTGACCCCCGGCACCTTGGCCACGGCCTCGCCGATCAGCAGCAGAGCGGCGACGCGGTCCTGGCTGGGTGCCGGCAGGGTCGGGCGTGCACTTGGCGCCGTGTAGCTGCCCGTCTTGCGGATCGCCGGCAGCACCTCGTGTGTCACCCAGCGCTTGAAGTGCTTGGCCTCGCGCTTGCGGCTACCCAGCACCAGGCTGTAGAGGCCGGGCTCGTTGACGACGTTGACCTGGTCATTGCCGCGCGAGATGCCCTGAATTGAGATCAGGGCTTGCTCGTCAGGGTCCAGTCGCGCCAGGGCGCGGGTGGTGTTCGGCAGTTCAAGAACCGCGCACACATCCGCCGCGACGAACCACGGTTCGCCTTGGGCATCCGTGACGACCCGGACCGGACGGCCTTCGAAATCAAACGGGATCAGTTCGGTGCTCATGGATCACTCCTCCGAGACGAGGGCCAGCCGGAACGTGGGCTTGCCGGGCTTGACGGTGCGGGCGGCCTCGAACCCGGCGCGCAGTGCCGGCGGCCAGTTGGAGAAGCGCGATTCCGAGACGGAGTACTCGACGTCGAGGTAGTCCTCGACCTTCTCGCCGGCGGCGGCGATGCGCCGGGCGATGGCGGCCAGTTGCACCTGGTCCCAGGACACGCGCTTGGGTTGGTCGACGGTCACGCGCAGCGAGCCGTCGTTGAGGTGGATGACGCCGAAGTCCTTGCCGGCCTCAATGCGCGCGGCCTTGGCCCGTTCGCCATAGGCGGCATCGAGCGCCGCGTCGAACTTGGCGCGGGCCTGCTTGAGCCAGGCGAGCGCTTCGTCCAGGTGGCGGCTGATCTCGGCCTTCTGGGCGGGCGGAAGTTGAGCCAGCTGGCCGACGGACATCGCGGCGATGTCGGCGGGGTAGAGGGTCAAATCGCTCAT